CGTATTACCAGTTAGACCCATTATTACAGAAAAATGATATTTTCCTGCTTTTCCTGATGGAACTGTGAATTTATAATTACTTGCTGAAGTATCAAAAGCATTATCTGTATCATAATGTTCTGACGTAAACACTGAAAGTGTAGAAACATTTTCAGTAACACCTGTTTGAGCTGAACCATAAACACTAAATGCTGGAGTGTTAGCCACACCACCACTTACTGTGACACCTGTTGGTACTGTAAGCGTATCCCCAGAACTACCCAGGGTTACTGTGCCGTTATCAGCTATTGGTTCTATATTTGTTGCTTTAATTGTTCCCATTATGCTCCTATCAATCTAAATCCCTCAAATGATACTTCACTTTTTGTCAAAGTTTGTGAGCCACCAGAATTTTGATAAATGTGTAAATCAATAACATCACCCTCAGCTAATTGTTCAAGGATTGATGTTCTAGCTTTTTTATGTTGATTTGTTGCTGAGGCATCTCTTCTTTCAAGACTTTTAAGTATTGAATTATCATTTTTTTTAAATTGTATTTGAACAACTTCTCCATCATCTGCACCTGGACACCTTGCTTGACCTCTAAGATAATAAACACCACCTTTACCTGTAGGCACAACAAAGGTACTATTTGAAGTATTGAAAGCATTATCAGTATCAAAAGCAGTTCCATCAAAAGTAATTTTTGTAGTTACATTATTAGAAATACTTTGATTTACTGATGTTGTTGCTTCAAAAGCAGGTCTATTAGTTAAAGTACCACCAGATACACCTGTGCCTAAATCAACTTTTTCACCACTTGCACCAACAGTAATTGTACCACTACCTTGTGAAGATTGATGTTTAATATTGTCTACAAATAAAGTTCCCATTATACTACCGTCAATGTTCCATTAACTGTTACTGTGCCTGTGAAAGATACTGGACCACATAACATCATGTTATCAGCAGCGTCTACCGTGATAGTTGATGATACTGTAGCTTTATTTTCATAGCCACCGTTGATTGATTTAATCATACCAAATTCAATTGAGTTTTCTCCAGGTGTAGTTTCACCTATGGATTTACCTTGGTATACTACGTAAATATTATTAGTTCCTGTTGGTGGTGCAGCTGTGAAAGCTAAAGTTGTGCCACCGGATATTGTGTAAGCTGAGTGGGGATCTTGACGAACATTTCCCACAAAAACTTCTACTTCGTTGGTGTTACCAACAGATTGTGAAAGTGTAAAATTTGTTTCTGAATTATCACCACTGAACTGCGAAGAGTTCATGGTAAGTAAATTTCCTTTTGGTGCGTTTCCTAAATAGGCCATGAATCTCCTTACGTACTTATTGCATCAACGACTGACATCCAAACACTTAGTGAACTTGCAGTATCTGATTGTGCTTTCACTACGTCTCCAGACTCAATTACTATTTTTGAACCCCCATCAATAAGTTCCAAAGATCCGCCACTAACTATGGGCGCATTTTTAATTATGTAGTGGTCTTGTGAACCACCTGTTACAGAAGATGTAACAAATATGCTTGCATTTATTGTTGATGTTGTAGTGTTCGCTAAACGAATAGAAATGATTGCGTCGTCTGAATTACTAGTATGAATAGCTACTGCGCTAGTTCCTACTGAATGTTGTCCATATCTTTCAAAATCTTGTGCCATATCGCTCCTTATATATTAATTCCGGCTAAAGTGCAATTGCCATTGCTACAACGAACCCTGCCGAAGCTCCTGCTGATCCACTAGAAGCTGCCGTTACTCTTCCTTTTGCATCAACTGTTATGTTTGCTGCTGTATAACTAGCTGCTGATACACCAGAATTAGCTAGTGTTAATGCTCCTCCAGATGCAATAGTTGCATCACCAGACATTGCTGATTCTTGATAACTTGTACCATCTCCTATTAGTATTTTACCTGAAGTATTATCAGGCATTCTTAATTGTGATCCAATAGTTAAATTTCCGTTTATATTATTAGATATTACATTTGAAAAATTACCCATCAAAGCGTGTGATGAACATTGATAGTATAAAATGTTTGGTGTGTTTTCATCTACAGCTATTTGTGTATATGCACCAGATGATCCAGCTGTGCCGTTTGTAGTTACACCTGTTGTGTAAGAAGTAGATTTATCTGCTTCTAAATAAAATCTTAAAGGGTGACCTGAGTTACTAGAGTCAGATTGATCAAACCTATAATAATATTTATACGATGAGTCTGCACCAGAAAATGTAATTGCAGGTGATTCTAATCCATTTAAATAATATGCGTTACCAGATCCTTGACCTGAATATGGATGTGCTGCTGTTTTTGAAGCTACTTTAACAGTAATTATTTTTGGCGCGGATGAAGATCCATACTCTTCTGGTTTAGGTAAACTTATTTTTGCACCAGGAACAGTACAAAATACTTCTTTTGAACCTGCACTAAAATCAACAGCGGCATCACTATTAGAACTGGAGATAATATTAGTTCTAGTTAATGTGCTTGCTCCTCCGTTTAAAGTTCCAAAACCAACTTCAAACTCTGTTGTTCCATTGTGAAAAATACAATAATATGTTGTATTACTTCCACCAATTCCTGCAGAAAAAGTTTCAAAACCCGATACAGCTCCACCAAGTGTAAACGCACCTGTTCCTGCGGTTGTACTAGTTTCTTTTACCCTGTCGTTAAGTATAAACGCCATTTAAAATTCCTACGATGTTAAACTAATAATAGCATTTGATGGTGTGCTTGGATCAGGAAACACAATAGTGAAGTCACCATTGGTTGCTGTCTTTGTTCCACCAAAATCTAAAACTACAACTAACTTATCTGATTTGTCATCGTTATATATAACTCCATACGCTGCACTAAAAGTTGCACTTGAAAAAGTTAAGTTAGCAAAATCAACTGTTGCTGTTCCTGTTCCAGTAACAACTGCCTGACTTGCTAACGCTACTCCACCGGTAGTATATCCACTACCGCCACCAGAACTAACTTCATTAGCAACTCCTGAAGAGTATGCTGTAGCAGTGGCTGCGTAAGGTGAACCAGATCCGGCTGTGTATAAAGCTAGTTTAAAAGAATCTCCTCCAGTTGCAAAATTATGCGTTCCTGAAAGTAATTCACTTTTAAAACTATGTGGTATTACATTTGCCATTTTTTATCTCCTTATTATGGTGATGGTGATTTAATAACATTACGAATAACACCATCCTGATATTCGTCTCTTCTTCTTCGACCTTCTTGTTCTATCGAATATGAAGCTGCTGATCTCTTATAAGACATCTCATAGTATTGTAACAGATCTGTTGGACCTTTCAAGTATCCATATGTTTCTGCAAGACATGCATATAAAAGTAAATCTTGATATTTGTTTGATAAATATGTTCCTACCGCAGACGCTGGATTAGCTGTCGTTGGCTGGGTAGTGCTAGTTATGCTGATTGGCTGTTTCATATATGCCAGTGTTATTTCATAAGTTGCGTTTGGAGTAGGTGCCACCACCCAAAAATTAGCATCCCAATTAGCATAATATTTAGGAATACCTGAAGCAGTTCCGGGGGTATCGTAAAAAGTAGCCATGTAACTAGTTTCTTTTTTCTCTAAAAAAGATTGAGTATTAGGTGTTACGTTTGTATCTTTTAATTGAACATATCTTATATTTCTTAAGTCTGAGGGTATAGTTACGAATCTATTTCCATTAACTAAGTTAGAAGTAGCATAGACTCTATTATCGTCAGTATCTATTTCTCTATATATTCTATTTTCTGAATTTTTTATAATTGTATCTAATACAGCATCAGATAATACTCCGCTATCTACCTCTGTATAGTTTCTAATATCAGTTCTTAAATTTGCTAAAGTGTATGCCATATTACGGTGTTAAAGTTACAGGTCCTGCTGTAACTGTCATTCCTCCTGATTCCTCTGTTATAGTTGGAGTTGATCCTATTGTAAACGTATACTTATCTGTTGTTGTAACAGTAATACTAAAACCAGATGCAGATTGATATACAGAGGGCGCTAAACCACCTAGAGAGCCCTCTACGTTTCTAAATACTACGGTATCTCCTGTAGATCTGCCATGATTTGTTTCTGTAACAGTTACAGTAGTAGATCCACTAGTTATTGAAAAAGGATTAGGTCCCAATAATCTTGCAACAGCAGGTTCAACTCTATCTGGTCTTGCATTACGTAGACCTTGTGGTTCTGGCATAAATCTTTTTGGCTCTAGTTGTGGATGTTTTTTCTCATACTCTGATACATGCACTCTTGAACCGTTCCACTCTATAATCATTTCAGTGTATGGAAATTCCATTCCTGACCTGTCAGAGATAAATTTTGAATACTTACCAACAGCCATTAGTTAACCTCTTTAAAATAAGAGTTAGGTGTAATAAAAGTGCTTGATGATGAACCATCTTCTGCTAGTGCTCTTTGTAATTCATCTTCATAATATAACTTAAATTCCTGGGCTCTTTGCGGATTGTATTTTTGAGACAAATAAAAAGTTAAACCTGATATCATACAAGGTACAAATCTATAAGGAACGTCTGTTGCATTAGTGTAAGAACCTACGTCTTGTATTCTTTTTACAAAAAAGAAATTTAAAAACTTACCATTTTCAGTTGATCCAGGTGTTAAATATAAATTAATTGTAATTTTATCTATGAATCTTTGTACAAAATATTGCGATGGCTGTCCTGTAGAGGTTTTATTTGATAAAGCTTGATACGCTGATCTAGCTATTTTTGATAAAGGAACATCTATGTTATTGTCATTTCTAAAACTAGCCTCTAATATATCATCAGCTCCATTAACAAAATTAGTAACAGCGTCTCCACTGCTATGAGATGCTGCTGTAGTATCGTCCGCTGCTCTGGTTGCACCTGTTAGATTTAAAGAAGATATTCCTGTGTAAGAAATTATCTCATCGTTGATTTTAATTTTACCTGATGAAGGCATGTTTGTTACAGATGTAAGAGGTATGGTTGTAACACTACTATTTATACCTGCTGATAAAGTTGTGGTAACACCATTAGAAGCCCCCTCTGCAGAAGATCTAAATATTGTATATTCTGTTTGATCGGTTGCTAATGTTATAGATGTGTTTTCAACTTCCCAATAATGTAGGCCTCTATTAGCCCACTCTTGAAACATAATGTTTAAAGTTCTTCTAGAAGTTTTTAACTGATATCCAGATACATTTTGAATACCCATTCTTTCAAAAGACTCTTCTATTATTTCATCAATAGAAAAATTTTTTTCAAAAACTTGAGTTCCAGAGGTAGTGTTAGCCATTTAGCCTCCTACTTATCTATAATA